CAATGTCTATATCAACTCATACGGCGGAGAGGTGGCCGAGGGGCTGGCTATCTATAACCAGCTGAGACGGCACAAAGCGAAAGTCAAGACCTATTGCGAGGGGTTTGCTTGCTCTGCTGCAAGCGTAGTGTTCATGGCCGGTGATGAGCGAATCATGTCAAATGCGTCTTTGCTAATGATTCACAACGCGTGGATGCTCACCTGGGGAGACCAGAACGAGCTAAGAAAATACGCGGACGACTTAGAGACCATTAACGCTGCAACAATCCAGGCATACATGAACCACATCAGCATCAGCGAAGAAGAGTTGAAGGCCATGATGGATGCGGAAACGTGGATCTCAGCTGCCGATGCGCTAGAGAAGGGCTTTGCTACTGCGGTTGTGAACCCGGCCGCAACTGATAAGGCAGCAGCGAGCCTGCGTCTACGCAAGCAAATGGCTGACATGATCTTGAATCAGCAGTCGAGTCGGCAGTCTACGGGAGGCTTTATCAGCGAAGGCAAGGCGAATATCGACCTGAGCATGGGCGGGCTGACTACAGCGCTGGAGGCCCGGCTGAAAGAGCTGATAGCCCAGAAGTCGGGGCATGGACCAGATCCAACGCCTACGCCTGAGCCTGAGCCAGAACCCGAACCGGAGGACAACAAGCCTAAAAATCTAATGGCGGCACTCTTTGCCGCGGAGGGGGATTAACCGTGAAGAACATGGATCTGCTGGTAAAGCAGAAGAGCGACATTGTTGCGAAGATCAACCAGGCCATGAAAGATGGCGACGAAGAGGCCTTTGCGAAGGCCTTTGTTGAGTACACCGACATGCTGCAGGAGGCCGTGCTAGCCGAAGCCAAGGGCCTTGTAGCTGCAGCGGACAACCAGATCCTTAGCGGTCGTGGCGTAAGGGCGCTCACCAGCGAGGAGAACAAATACTACCAGGGGCTAATCAATGCCTTGAAGTCTGGCAACCCGAAACAGGCACTGACCGACTTCAACGTAATTCTGCCGGTGACAGTCATCGACGCCATCTTCGAGGATCTCACAGAAGAGCATCCGCTACTTGATGCGGTCAACTTCATGCCGACCGGGGCGCTGGTGGAAATCCTTGTCAACACACAGGATGTACGCCACTTGGCAACGTGGGACGACCTATGCACAGAGATTGTTAAAGAGCTTACCGGAGGCTTCCGCAAGCTCGACCTGACGCAGAAGAAGCTCAGCGCATTCCTGCCAGTCTGCAAGGCAATGCTGGATCTTGGTCCCGCATGGCTTGACCGTTATGTGCGCGTAATCCTGTCCGAGGCTATCTCCAATGGCCTCGAAGGCGGCATCATCGACGGCTCCGGCCTAAAGGCTCCTTGCGGCATGAGGCGCGATCCTAATTCGCCGCTTGATCCCGTTACGGGCTACGGCCTGATTCCCAGCATCCCATTCAACGAGATTTCGCCGGCGACTTACGGCGCGTTATTGGCAGAGCTGTCGGTTTCGCCGAACGGCCTGAATCGGAAGATTTCGGAAGTGATCTTTATAGTCAACCCGCTTGACTATTTCACAAAGATCATGCCCGCCACATCGTTCCGGCGGCCAGATGGCACATATGCTTACGACATTTTCCCGTTCCCAACTCGCGTGATTCAGTCGGTGTACCAGCCTGTTAACGAGGCGATCATCGGACTGCCAAAGCGCTACTTTATGGGCCTTGGCACCTCCAAGGGCGGGAAGATCGAATACTCCGACGAGTATCGGTTCCTTGAGGACGAGAGGGTATACCTGACCAAGCTCTACGGCAATGGTATGCCGCTTGACAGCCGTTCGTTCCGCAGGTTGGACATCACGAACCTTGTGCCCGTGCCCGTGAACGTGTTTGTCACCAATGATCCGCTTAATGTGGCTGGCAATATGGGCATTGACGGTCAGCCTATCGAGGTTACCGGATTCCGCGATGCTCGGTTGGCCAGTCTAAAGATTGGCAATCTGACCCTGTCTCCGGCATTCAACAAGAGCGTGTATGTCTACACGGCGGCCACCACTGATGCAACCAATACAATCACGGCGGTTGCGAAAGATGGTGAGGCGACTATCGCCATCGAGGTGAATGGTGTGGCTCATACCAACGGGACTGCGGCGACTTGGGAGAACGGCGCAAATACGGTCGAAATCACGGTAACCAACGGTACTGAGACCGAGACCTACACGGTCACCGTGACCAAGAGCGAATAGGACGACCAAACGACCAATGCGCGTAAGCCCCATCTACTTGGTGGGGCTTACGTTGTTTGAAAGGCAGGTGATACGCCATGCTGCAAGCAGTCAAAAACTATCTAAAAATCACTTGGAACGATGAGGACTCTCACATCCAAGGGATCATCGACCGAGGGCAGGCGTATCTCAATGATCTGACAGGCGCGGAGCTGGATTATGAGACCGACGGACAGCCCAAGGCCTTGCTGCTGGACTATTGCCGGTACGTCTACAATAACGCATCGGAGTATTTCGAGGAGAACTTTGCCAAAGAACTCCTGCGCCTGCAGCTACAGGAAGGCATAAAGGCCATGGCCGAGGTGGTGCCCGATGAAGTCTAAGGCTGAAGTCATGAAAGACCTCGGCAGGGTCCGCAGGCGCAAGATCATTATCCAGCGGAAAGAGACAACGAAAGACGCAGGCGGCGACATCACAACCTCTTGGGTCGACTGGAAGACCGTCTGGGCTGAGAGAAGTAGTCTCTGGGGGCGGGATTACTATGCGGCCCTGGCTGTCGGCCAGGAGCAGACCATTGAGTTCGGCATTCGCTATGTTGCGTTTCTGGACGAACTTAAAACTGAC